ACTACTATAACAAAACTATTCTTAATGTAAAATACTATATTTTCAAGAGCTTTAGTATTATTAGTATTTCCAAAGTTAAATGGAGCCTCTGTAAGCCACGTTTTAAGTAATTCTCTTATTCTAACAGCATCTGATATACGAGCTGGTCTTATTATGTATTTATCTTTTTCCATCTTGTTTTATGTTCACTCTTAATGTTCCAAATCTCCAATTATCATCTAGAGCACTATTTTCTATTTTTACATTAGTTTGTCTTCCTCGAATACGAGTATTTAAAAAGCTCGTAGTATTACTTACAGTCAAAGTTTCTCCTACTGTAGCTGTATCATTAGGATAGTCTTTTACTCTTAAAGTAATAGTTGCATTACCAGTTTGATTTTGAAAATCAGGTATTATTTTATTAATAAAACTAAAAGTTTCACCATCAGCAATATCTCCATCACCTGATTGTATATAAGAAGCTAAAGGTTGTCCATCAGCATTTACTCCTGATTCTTGAGCATAGATTATACTTCTTCCTTGAGTTACACCATTTATTGTAGTTATAGAAGTTACATTAGAATTAGGAAAATACTCTGTAGCTAAAGGATTTAATTCAACTCCATTATCTTGATAAGTACTTCTATTCATAGTTCCAAAATACCAAGAGTTTTCTAAATAATTATAAATTGCATATCGATCACATTGATCCGAGGCACTAGAACAATAGTACCATATCACTTCAGAAAAATTAGAATTTTGTCCAGCATAAACTTGTGAGTATTGAGCTTTATTAATATCGTCAAATACATGATTTAATATAGGACAAGGTATTTCTTGAACTGATCCTGCGTATCTAAAAAATTGTCCATCAGACATCCAATAAGCAACATCATCTATTACTATCGCAGAGTTAAGACCAACAGCTCCGCAGTCGTTACCTAATTGTCTAAAACCAAATATAAAAGGAGGACCAATAAAAGACATAGAATTCATTGTTGTATCTGTCCATACTAGCATAGTACCTTTTGCAGGTCTTGCACAACGTATTTCACTTCCTCCAGCAATTCTTTGTGATCCAGCAGAGTTGACTACATTAGGTGACCATTGATTATAATTTTCTTGATCAGACCAACGTATAAACATTTTATCTTGACTTGCTGTATTTCCAATTTCAGTTTCTGTACCTAAACATACTACGTGTCTAGTTTCTGTAGATATCATTGAAAGAGTAGAATTAGAAGGTGCATTAGCAACTGCTGTACATCTATTATTAGTCATTCCACCAGATAAATTCCATTCGTAAGTTGCTCCATCTTTTTGAGTAATAATTAAATCTTCTCCCCAATTATTTATAGACCATAACCGAGCATCAAGAACTACATTAGATGATGATCTAGCAGTTCCCCATGTTCCAGTATTCCAAGTACCTGATCCCCAACCAAAACCAAAAATTTGAATAGAAGGTCCTATACCTATTTGATAAGTTGCAGTACAATTACCAGTAGGAGCAACATTAGCATTTGCTGTAGCACTACTTTGAATAGTATAAGCATCAGTATTTGATATAGTTAATATTTCATATTCTGCATCAAGAGTTGATGCTGGAATTCCACCTACTGTTGTACTAACATTACTTAAAGTTACAAAATCTCCTTGAGAAGCTCCATGACCAGTATCTATAATAGTAATTATATTACTACCATTTGTAGTACTAATGGCATTAGTTAAAGCATCAGTTGATCTTATAGGAGTAATATCTTGACTTGTTCCTGAAGCATAAGCATAAATTTTTCTATCTGTTCCTAGAGCTTCATATCTTCCACCATCTAGACCAAACCATTGTTCTAAAGCTCTTCCAACTCCAATATAATAACCTGTACTAAATTTTGTCCATCCACCTATTTTTTGTGGAAGACCTTTTCTAAATCTTACTTTATCACAATCTATCCATTTACTTTCAGCACCTGTAGGTGTGTTTTCAGTATCTATTCCAGGTTGAAAATTTAATTGAGTTAATGGCATAAATTTATACTATTTTTTTGTTATTATATATTAAATAAAAGAAAGAAGTAAGCCTATTTTATAGCTTTTTCCAAGTATCTGGACTAGGTATATTATGTTCTGATTTAATACCTTTTTTCATAGTAAGTAAAATATCTCCTGAAATTGATATTCTAGGTTTTTCTTTATTATTTTTACCAGTTTCATGAAACATCATAGATGGAAATATAATTATATTACCTGTCTCTGCTGGATACTCTGCTTTACCATAATTATTTTGATTCCATTCTGTAAAATAAGGTTCTCTTTTTGGTATGTTTAATCCTACTTTATGAGCATCATCATCTAATAAAAATAAATTTCCTTGTTCGTGAGCTTGTGGATAATAAACAAAACTAAAATGACTACTCATATGTCTATGATAAGCTATATGTTGATCTTTTATAGATAGTGTAGCCCAAGATTTTGTTATATATATTTCAAATAAATCTAAATTATATTTTTGAGCTAATAAACAACCTTCAATTACTTTTGTTATTTCATTATAAAGTTCATTAAATCTTTTATCAATATGTAAATTATCATCTATTGATTGTAAATCTTTTGCTTTTATATCTGTAGTTTTAGAATATTGAGAATTAGTAGGAGTTATATTATTTATTATAATAGGTAATATTTTTTTATTTATCTTTTCAAAATTTTCTAATTTAGTTATGTAAATAGGATAACCAAACCATTTAGATATATTAGCCATAGGCTTCTATAATATACTATTGAACTCTTAAAAACCTATATTGAATTTCTCCTGATCCACCATCAGCACCTGCAGTTGAACCTGAATTAACTTGAGCAGCTCCACCACCACCTCCAGAACCTCTAGTTCCTGATCCACCGTTAGTTCCAGCACCTGACGATGATCCACCTGTACCACCGCTAATATTTCCAGCATAAGAATCCGCACCAGCTGATCCACCTATTCTACAGTTGTCTCCACCACAGTTACCATTATTATCACCTGTAGCACCATTACCAGATTGATTAAAAGTTCCAACAGGACCACTTGTTAAACTTGTTATATTTTTTGTAGTGCCATCTGAATCTCTAAAAGTTCCTGAAGTTAGTGCAACAGCTACAGTTGCTGATCCAGCAGAACCAGCTGAATTGCTTCTTAAAGGACCTTGAACACCTCCACCTGTACCACTTGATCCACCTCCACCTGTTAATGAAAATATAGCACCTGTAGTAGAACCTGAAATACTAGATGTTCCTCCACCACTAGCAGTAACATTAAATTTACTACCAGAATTACCAGCTGATCCAATAGATCCTACAGCATAACTAATTGTTTCACCTTCAGTTACTGTAAATACTTTATCAGATACATAAGCTCCTGATCCACCGCCAGCACCAGCTGATTCACCACCTGCTTTATCATAATCTGCTCCTGTTACTGCTCCACCACCACCTCCAACTGCAGCTTGAATATGAATTGCGTTAGCTCCTTGAGGAACAACAAATGTTCCTGAACCTGAACTTAATGTTTGAACAGTGCCTGCTTGAAATGCAGCGAATACTAATTCCCAAGTACCTGAAACTTTAGCATATATTTCATCTGCTTCTTGCCAAGTACCTGAAACTTTTCCATAAGCATTATCTATTTCTTCGAATGTTCCTGAAACTTTTGCGTAAGTATTAGCCATTATAATCTTGTATATCCTAGTGCTTCGTCTGTATTAATTTCATCTGGATCTGATAAAATATCAATTCTTGTAATAGATATTACATTTCCTTTTTGATTTTTAAATTGTTGATCTACAGTTTTTATATTAACAGAAGAAGTATATGTTTCTTCTAAATTAGAGTTCTCATTAGTAGAGAAATAAAATTTGTAAACAGCCATTTAAACTCCTATGAATATTTAAACCAAATATCTCCATCATTTCCGCCTGATGGATTAGATGTACTTATTGTAAATTTTCTTTGAAGTTTTGCAGCAGTTACTGCATCAGTTCCTAATTTATTCGTTGTAACTGCTCCATCTAAAATTTTTGTTTCTGTAACATTGTTATTTAAAATTTTTGCAGTTGTAATTGCATCATTTGGTATTTTTGCAGTTGTTACATTATCATCAGCTATTTTAGCAGTTGTAATTGCATTATCAGCAATTTGTGCAGTTCCAATAGTTCCTTGTAAAGTATTTAAATTAACAGCAGTAATATTAGTACCATCTGAATATGCTGCACTTATTTTACCTTCTTCTAAAGTAAAACCAGTTCCACCTGCTGTTTTAAAAGTTAAAGTATTTCCATTATGAGAAGTCGCATCTTGAATAATATAAAATTTTTCAATTCCGTTAGGAACTAAAACTTGTCTAGTTGCTGCTAAAGTTCCAGTAAATTTTAAAATCATATTTCTTGCATTTGAAATAGAGGCGTCAGTCATAACTAAAGTAACATCTGATGACGCAACATCTATTGCTTCGTAACCAGCAATTGCTTGTTGTATAAGATTTAAATTATTATTAGTTTTATCACCCCAAGTACTAGCATTTTCTCCAGTAGCTTGAAGCTCTAATTTAAGGTCTGATGAATAAGATGAAGCCATACGATTTTATACTCCTATTTTGTTATTTTGTAAATTATTAAATATTTGTCCAAGTAATTGTATTTCCTGTAGTAATGTTAGTCCATGTAACATTTCCTCCTGTCGGAATTGGATCCCAAAATCTTAAAGTAGCTGGTATAACAGTAATTTGTTGTCCTGCAATATCAACTGTATTTCCCGTGCTAGTTATTACTGTAGCTAGTGTTATTGTCATTTCTTGACCAGTTATATCTAATACATTAGAAGTACTTGTTATAATAGTACCTGTATTTGTGTTAGAAACTTGTCCTACAATAGAAATTAAATTTTCAGTTTGAGGAATTATAGTACCTAATCCAGCAATTAATTCTTGACCTGTTATCCCTATAAAATCATTCGTAGATAATAATGGATTTCCTAAAGCTGTAGTTACTTCTAATTCAGGAACCACAATGGTCATATTTCCATCACCTGATATGGAGTAAGTTCCTATTGATGTATTTACTTGTTGACCAGTTATAGGTAAAAATTGTTCAGATTCAATAATAACTGAATTTACAGAAGCATTAATTTGTTGACCAGTTATAAGATAAGAAGATACAACAGAAGTATTACCTAAAGAAATAACGGCTTGTTGGCCAGATACATTAATAATAATATCGCCACTACCTAAAGAGGCTATTGGCGCTTGTGATATAGCATTAAGACCTAACAATTTTAACTCCTATAATATTTGAAGGAAGCAAGGATATGTGGTGGTGCCTTGCTTCCATCAAAGATTATATCATCGTTTAAACCAAGAAGGAAGTCCTAAATGAAGTCTTTTATCAAACATATTATCTCTAGCGCCTAGTGTTTTACGATTATTATAATGTAAGAAAACTTGAACACATTCTTTACCTTTAAATTTTTCTCTCCAATGTTCTAGCTCACAGCCAGAATAAACCAGCATATCCCCAAGTTTTAAATCTACTCTAATTCCTTTTTTACCTACTTCTCCAGACGGTTCTAAATATATTGGCCAATCATCGCCACCAAGATTCATAGTAGTTGATATCTCACAACTAAATCTATCTTTGTGTCTTTTTAAAATATCACCTTTTTTATATATTCTTGCATAAGTATATGCTGGATATAATTTCAATCCTGTTGCTTCTTCCATTTTAGGAAGACATTTTAATAATAATGTTTCCATAGCCATATTAGAATACTGACTATAAGTATTTGGAATCTGTTCATTTTCACCTTCGTAATAACCAATAATAGTTTCAAATGGTGAAAAGTATCTCTGTGCTCTACAAGTATCATAAACTTGTTTCTGCATACTAAAATAGTTTGCAACAAAA